TGGAGCAAACACATTAACTCTTGGTGGTGGTTTGAACTATAACGGTCAAACTGGCGTTTCTACAGATGGTGCTTTCGGTGTATCTCTCTCTGGTTTAGTTGATGGTTACGCTCTCTTTGAGAACACTGATCAATATCAAGCAGACTTCCTTTTGATGGGTTCTGCAAACTATGCCAAGGAAACTGCTCAAGCACTTGCTAACAAACTTATTTCTGTTGCTGAACTGAGAAAAGATGCTTTGGCATTCATCTCACCAAACAGACTTTCATTCCTTACAGATACCGCTGCTGGATCAGTAACTGTTAACTCAGATGCTACCATTACGGATAATGTAATTTCGTTCTACTCACCAGTTACATCTTCATCATTTGCTGTATTCGATAGTGGATACAAGTACATGTATGATAGATTTGCTGATACTTTCCGCTATGTTCCACTAAACGGTGACATTGCTGGACTGTGTGCTAGAAATGACATTAACAACTTCCCATGGTTCTCACCAGCAGGCACACAGAGAGGTGCAATCCTCAATGCAGTAAAACTTGCTTACAATCCAAGTAAGATTCAAAGAGACAAACTCTACTCAAACAGAGTTAACCCAGTTATCTTCTCGCCTGGAGCAGGTATTACCCTCTTCGGTGACAAAACTGGACTTGGTAAGGCATCTGCCTTTGATAGAGTTAATGTTCGTAGATTGTTTATCTATCTTGAGAACGCAATCTCTGCTGCTGCAAGAGATCAAATGTTCGAATTCAACGATGAGATTACAAGAACAAACTTCGTAAATACTGTTGAACCATTCCTTCGTGATGTACAAGCAAAGAGAGGTATCTTTGACTTTAGAGTTATTTGTGATGAAACAAATAACACTGCTGCGATCATTGACAACAATGAATTCGTTGCTGATATCTTTGTAAAACCTGCAAGATCAATCAACTTTATTGGTCTTACATTTGTTGCCACCAGAACTGGTGTTTCGTTCGATGAAGTAGTCGGTACTGTTTAATTTAATTAAAGGAACCAAAAACCATGGCAGATCAATTCAATAGACCACCACTAAGAACAATCACCGGTTTCAAAAGCAAACTGGTTGGTGGTGGCGCAAGACCCAACCTATTTGAAGTAGAACTTGCTTTCCCAGAAAATCTTGGCATTGCCAATGATGTAAAGGAAAAATCAAGATTCTTAGTAAAGGCAGCAGCGCTGCCTGCTTCCAACATTACTCCAATTGAAATCAACTTCAGAGGAAGAATCCTTAAGATTGCTGGCGACAGAACATTTGATACCTGGACAATCACAGTTATCAATGACACTGACTTCATCATCCGTTCGGCATTCGAGAAGTGGATGAACTCCATCAACAAATTGTCTGATGGAACTGGACTTCAAAATCCAGTTGATTATCAGGCAGATGCTTATGTTCACCAACTAGATCGTGATGGATCAACTTTGAGAACTTATCAGTTCTATGATATCTTCCCAACCAATATCAGCCAGATCGATCTTTCATACGAAACGACCGATACACTAGAAGAATTCACTGTAGAAATGCAGGTTCACTGGTGGAAGGCTGTTAAAGGTGTTGGTAACAACGCTGGTGGCGAAAATATTGAGTAATAAATAGAGTATAACAACCAGTAGTTCACAGATTATAATGGCAAAACTTTTTGGTTTTTCAATTGAGAATGAGAAAAAACCCGACTCTGTAGTGTCCCCCGTTCCTCAAAATGATGAGGACGGGGTTGACCATTTTATACAGAGCGGGTTTTATGGTCAGTACGTAGATATTGAAGGTGTATATAGAACTGAGTATGATCTAATTCGTAGATATCGTGAAATGGCGCTTCACCCAGAGTGTGATGCTGCTATTGAAGATGTTGTCAACGAAGCAATCGTTAGTGATCTTTATGATTCCCCAATTGAGATTGAATTATCAAACCTAAACGCAAGTGATAAAATTAAGACGATTATTCGTCAAGAATTTAGATATATCAAAGAACTCATGGACTTTGATAGAAAGTGCCATGAAATCTTTAGAAATTGGTATGTTGATGGAAGACTTTATTACATGAAAGTCATCGATGTTAAGAGTCCTGAAAGTGGTATTCAGGAAATTAGATACATCGATCCAATGAAGATGAAAGCCGTAAGGCAAATGAAAAAAGAACCAAGTGATGGTAGAAATAATCCCTTGGTTAGAAAGCAAGAAAGTGAAACTAATATCTTAAATCCAGAGATTGAAGAGTATTACATCTATACTCCAAATCCAAGTTATCCAATGGGTAACTTCTCTTCAAGAAATTCTCAGGCACAAAAGTCTATTAAGATTGCTAAAGATTCTATCACATATTGTACTTCTGGTCTCGTTGATAGAAATAAGGGATCTGTACTTTCTTATCTCCACAAAGCAATCAAGGCACTCAATCAACTTCGTATGATTGAGGACTCTCTGGTTATCTATAGACTTTCTAGAGCACCAGAGCGTAGAATTTTCTATATTGATGTTGGCAATCTTCCTAAAGTTAAGGCAGAACAATATCTGCGCGACGTAATGTCTCGCTATAGAAATAAACTTGTTTATGATGCTAACACCGGTGAAGTTCGTGATGACCGCAAGTTTATGAGTATGCTTGAAGACTTCTGGCTCCCCAGAAGAGAAGGTGGTAGAGGAACAGAAATCACCACACTTCCTGGAGGTCAAAACTTAGGTGAACTTTCTGATATTGAATATTTCCAAAAGAAACTCTACAGAGCACTTGGAGTTCCAGAATCCAGAATTGCTAACGATGGTGGTTTCAATCTTGGTAGATCTTCAGAAATTTTGAGAGATGAACTTAAGTTTTCTAAGTTTGTTGGAAGACTAAGAAAGCGTTTTTCAAATATGTTTAATGACATGCTGAGAACGCAATTGATTCTCAAGAACATCATTACCCCAGAAGACTGGGAAAGAATGGAAGATCATATTCAATATGACTTCATCTACGATAATCAGTTTGCTGAACTTAAAGAGTCTGAGTTGATGAACGAAAGACTCGGTTTAGCAGCAACAATCGAACCTTATATTGGTAAGTACTACTCAGTTGAGTATGTTCGTAAAAAAGTTTTACGTCAAACTGATGCTGAGATTATCGATATTGATAAGCAGATTGAACAAGAAATCAAGGATGGAATTATTCCTGATCCAAACTCAGTTGATCCAATTACTGGCGAACCATTACCACAAGATGGTGCTGGTTTAGATATGGGAATGGGAGAAGTTCCAACAGAACCAGATCTTGAAGCACAGTCAACTGATGTTGATGCCCAGTTCCAAAAAGATACCAAAAAGGCTGAAATATAAATAGAGTATACTGTTATATAAAATTTTTATGGAAGACGTTATCGATTTGATTGCAACTGATTCTGCTGCTTCAGATATTACCGACAGAATTAAAGAAGTTCTGTATGGTAAGGCAGGAGAAAAAATTGAAGGACTTCGTCCTGAGGTTGCCAATTCTATGTTTGGTGAAAATGAAGCAAGTGATGACACTGAGTCTAACGAGGATCAAGAATAATGGCAAGAACCTTAATCAAAGGTGATGAGATAAATGTCCCAACCTCTGCCGGTATTGGCGTCAGTTTTTCTGAGGCTACGGTAGTTAGATTGGTAAATACTACCGCATCCGCCAAGGTAATCACAGTTCAAGAAACTGCTGGTGGAACTGGCGTTGGTACATTTACCATGTTGGCAAGCACTACAGAATATTTGGAAAAGAACGCAGCATATACAGTATTTGCTAATGCTGATGGTGTTGTTGGAGCAAAAGTAGGATTTACTGGGTAAACAAATGAAACTTATCACAGAAGAAGTATCAGACGTTAAATTCATCACCGAAGGAAAAGGTGCTGAAAAGAAAATGTACATTGAGGGAGTTTTCCTTCAGGGAGACATCTGCAATCGTAATGGTCGCATGTATCCTATGAACACTCTCGCAAAAGAAGTACAGAGATACAACGAAACTTTCGTTGCTAAGGGTCGTGCCCTTGGCGAACTCGGTCATCCTGATGGTCCTACCGTCAATCTTGATCGTGTTTCGCACAAGATCGTTTCTCTTGTTCAGGAAGGTTCAAACTTCAAGGGCAAGGCACAACTTCTTGATACCCCAATGGGTAAGATCGCAAAATCCTTAATTGGTGAAGGCGTTACTCTTGGTGTTTCTTCTCGTGGTGTTGGTTCGCTGAGAACCACAAATGAGGGTCATAAAATTGTTGGCGAAGATTTCATGTTAGCAACTGCTGCTGATATCGTCGCTGATCCCTCTGCTCCTGATGCTTTTGTTTCAGGAATTATGGAAGGTAAAGAGTGGGTTTGGGAAGGAGGAATTCTCCGCGAAAAACTCGCTGAAGCAACTCAAAAGAGAATTGATACTCTTGTTGATCAAAAAATGCTTGAAGAAAAGAAACTGGAATTGTTCCAAGATTTCTTATCAAATCTATAATTTATAAATAAATATAGATTATATTTAAAAAATCTAACAAACACATGTCCGTTGGTAGCAATTTACAAGAAATGGAAAACGTAGTAACCAAAGGAGCAAAGGCAGCCGATCCCATGCCAAAGTTGGATCTGGATACCCCAGGTCAAACTGCGAGTTGGGAAGATCTTGGCGGACCTACTCCAGACAATTACAAAGTCGATGACGACTCGGCAAAACTAAAGGAGCCTAGTGCAACCCTTAAGCAAGTTAAGGATGTTGTTAACAAAGGTGCTAAGCCTGCTGAAGCAATGCCTGCTGGTATGAAGGAAGAATCAGAAGCAGAAGAAGAGGTTGTTGAAACCGTTGATTCTGCTGAAGAGGAAATCGTAGCAGAAGAGGAAGTAGCAGAAGGCGAAGTTGTTGCTGAAGAAGAAGAAGTTGCTGAAGAAACCGAAGAGGTTGAAGCAGAATTCAGTGTAGAAGAAGATGTTCAGGCACTCTTCACCGGTGAAGAGCTTTCTGAGGAATTCCAAGAGAAAGCACGTACCATTTTTGAAACTGCTATCAAGACAAAGGTTGCTGAAGTAAAAGAGCAAATCGAAGCACAATACGAAGCAGCACTGATTGAAGAAGTTCAATCAA